CTGGCGTGCTGGGCCTTCCCGGAAGCCAACGACGCCTGTAAGAGCGTCGCGCAGCCATCTCCGCGCACTCAACTTATCCCCTCCACCGGTTGACGACAACACCAAACCACTCTTGGACAGATAGCGTTTCGAGAGGCGGCGACATTCTACCAGACACGACAGGGCAACCTGAGGATCGTCTGGTGATATCTTTGCTGCTAGGGCTGCCATGACTTCGTCACTCAGCTGAGCCTTACCTGCATTGCAGACGGCAGCCACTAATTTCCGATTCTGAGGGATCGTTAAGGAGTTCTGAGCGTGCTGGGCATGGCGGACATCATCCATGATATCACCCACGAACAAAATGTCACGCAAGTGTGCGGGAATGGCACTCACATCTAACTTCGCATCGCGCACCACCCTGTTGACCGCGGCTTCATAGTCCTCGTCCACCCGCTCTTCTATCGAAAAATGAGCAAGTACAGCACTCACGATGCAACCGACAGCCTTCTCACCGCTGCCCCTGTTGATCATACTCCAGCTACTGTTGACCAAGCTGTTCATCGCCTCATCTAACGATAGCCGCTTCTCGCTCACCCAGTTACCGCTTATGATGCTTGCTATGCTCCGTGCTACGTACCCATACGTCCCATCTGCACCAATGGCCATGCGTAAGAATTCGCTCACACCCCTGCCGATGCTCTGCTTTGTCGGATTCATCCGGACGCCACTCGCCCCTACAGCGTCGAGTACGGCTGCAGCAACACCACTGTCAGGAGCAGCGATGAAGACATCATCGCCTACATGGATAGACCGGAGTTTGTTCAGCTCAGGATACGCCACCAGGAGATAGGCCCTGTTCAGCACTGTATTCACGAAAGAAGTGGCCCTGTGCCCAGACATCAGGGTGCCGGAGCTCTGACCGTAGCATCTCCCTTTATAATACAGCCACGTATTCTCAAAACTGGAAATTATCCTCTCCTTCAGCCCACAGTCCTCCTGGATGTACAGAAACAGCTCGTCGAATAGCATCTGCATACTCCGTGTGCTGTGCTGGCTGTTGAAGTCGTCGTAGTCCAACATAACGCTGACACCGCCGCTAGAACGCATGTCGCGCACCCTCTCACACATGCCGTAGTTTCCTACTTCACCCGGTGATAGTACGGCACTGACCCCTCGCCACGCTTTTTCCACTGGCCGTAGCACGCGTTCGAAAGCAATGTAGCTAGCTGTATCACATGAGAACAGGGCACGTGTCTTCCCATGCTCATACTTCGTGCTAGCTGTTGCTACCACGCGGCCATTCCACTGTCCTACGCTGCATTTGTCTTTGGCAGCCACGAAGTTCTGCCGCGTCGGCCTCTGCACGATGTCGGGTATGATGGAGTCCACCCCTGTTGCATGAGCCTCCGCAGTCCTGTTGTGGGAGCCATTAGCACACCAGAGCCAACGCCTAGACCACCACGTTTCCTCATCTTCATACACAAGGTGGTTCCGGTCTATCTCTTCCGTGAGCACAGCGCGAATTGCCAGGCGCAGTGTGGCTTCGTCCGGGTTGTACGTGCCCGCGCGTACCTCGTCTGCCCTACACCTGTAAGAGGCCTCGTGTTCCAGATCGACTGTGCCTACTCCCCGGCCAGCCAGAACATTCGCCTCACATAAGACTGCACCCTCCTGGACGCCATTCCAGCCTAGCCCTTTGAGTAGACAACTTAGTGCCTTGGCCTCTTTCGGGTTCATGACTAGAAAACGCGCTAACCTGAAAGGCTCACGCCATCCCCAGTGTGCCAGG